ATTGCATTAATAATTGCAGTCTGGGAAGTGTTCGGTGTGACATTGAGTAAATCAAGATACCCTTCAATAGGTAATTTAATAAAACGAGTTTCTGGGTTCATGTCCATTAAGTAGTCTTGCACTACATCAGAACGACTTATTTCAATCAATGTAAGGTCTCTTTTTCAAATAGGTTAAAGGGATCGTCGGAGTCAAAGAGTCCGTGTTCTTTTGCAAGTTGTAGAAGATATAAATAGCCACCACATAAATCAATAATATCAGTTTCAGCATCAGTTGGAGTTATTCCATTCACTTGTCGTGTTTGAAGTTTCTTCAACACTTCTGCGGCATGCAAGGATAATCCTTCTAGCCATACTGCTCTTCTATCTATTACTTTTGGTATTGTCATCGTTTCCTTCTTTTACTTCCAAATCTTCTTTTCTGGGAGCTAGGTGGTCTTTTCTTTGAACCACCTTTACCTGCCCAAAATACTTTGTTTGCCCAATAGGCTGCGGAAGATTTACCTTTTCGGATATTCTTTCCGTGTCTCGCTTTGAAACTTCTTCTAGCTTCAGGACTATAATTATGTCCCATGCCTTGTGCTCCAAAGCGTATGATTTTTATTTTGCCACCAACTCTAACAGCAACAACTGCTTTTTTGGTTCGGTGCTTGGGAGTCCTTTTCGGTTTATTTAGCCCGCTTAGTCCTGCCCTTTTTAGTCTTGCTTTTTCTGCCGTTGTTAGTGCCATTGTCAAAAACCATGTTTACGACGTATTGCAGTCGTCCTGCTTTCAATAATTTATGAAAGTCTTTATGAATAATATTTATCTTCTACGTAAAATTCGACCTGCACCCTTCTTACCAAATCTAGCCCTTTTTGGGTTAGTTGTTTTGCCGAATCTTGGTCCGATTGCTTTCGGTGCAGCTCCGTAGAATCCACCAGGAGTGGACATAGGAGTCTTTGTGTTCACAAAGTTTCCAGCTGCTGCGTTCATGTCTCTAGTGACACCACGCTTTAATTTATGTTTAGCTAACTTTGATGTACCATGTACACTTGGTCCGCTAAGAAATCCGCCTTGTCTTGCCATTTTCTTTTCCTAAACAGAGTTACCCCTGTTCCGTCCCATTTTTTAAATGAGTTTTTAATAATTCTTGATTTTGGTGAGGAGAGTTGAGTAACTCTCTAAGCTCTTGTCCCCACATTATTTTGTTTTCAAGAGCATAACGAAACTGTCGTGATAAATTTACCACTCCTAGTATTTCGTGTATGATTTCTTTTCTGTTCATGCTAGTCCTTATTCGACTTAGCTAATGAATTTTAGCTTTTAGCTTTTTCTTCGGCTTCCATCATTTTATCTTTGATGTCCACTTGGCCGTCCCAGTTTTTATCTTGACCTGAGACAATGTTCACAAATTGTGTCCATTTAATCTTTAACCATTCTACCATTTTCTTCCTCGTATTGTTTTAATAGATTATAATAATTTTCCCGAAACTCACCTTGAAGTACTCTTTGTAAAGCCCAGTCAGCAAACTGACGTTCTTTATCTCTTACCTCTTCTAGTTTTTCTTTTGGCGATTGTTCGAACATTTGTTGGTTTACCTCTGACTCCTTGTCTTACTGCTCGTTTCCTACGAACAGCAGATTTCTTTTGAGCTTTGCTCATAGTTCTAGCACGAGCTAAAGGTACACATTTAGGGTAGCCTTTGCGAGAAGTTTTCGCTTTTCCTCTACCACAGGGTTGATATTTTCCTTTCTTTTTAGGTCGTCCAATATCAACCCATTTTTCTTTAAACCATTTCTTTAATCCTGTACTAGCCACGGCGATACCTCCCGCCAGCTTTTTTATACTCTCTGACTAGATATGCGTTGGCATATGCGCTTGGATAAACAGCAAACTTTCGTTTGGTTTTTGCTTTGATTCTGGCATAAAGTTTTGCGTTAGTAGGTATGTTTCTCTTTTTACGAGTACTTCTACTTTTTCTTCTTCTTGCCACGTCTTTTCTTCTTCTTAGGTCTTCCAACCCTTGAACCGTAAGTTCCTTTACCGTAAGGCATACTCTCTCCCTATGTCCAGCGAGGGGGTTCCTCAGGACACTCCGCCCATCTTATTTTAGTTTTGAGGGGCATAAAACAATTACAAACTTTACAAACCTTCCATCTTTTATCTAGGTTTGGACATTTTTTGCAGATCTTGTAGCGTTCCTCATGGGAAAGCTTTTTCTTCATCTTAGTTTTTTAGGTAATTTTTGTCTGCGTGCTCGTCTTAGATTAGTCTTTCTAGCCATGAGTATTTTTACTCTTCTTGAAAGTTCTTGTGAAGGTTCTGATCCTTCTCCGTCAACGACTTTTGTTGAGTCTGTTTTCTCAACTGCTTTTTTCAAAGCTTCTTCTATGCTATTACTCATTTGATAATCTTTCTAGTGCTATTTTTGCGTTTTCTTCTGTGGTAAACCCATGTTTATCACCTTTGAAGGTAAAGTAGAATAAGCCGTCATCTTCTTTTTTGACGATACTCTCTGCTTTTTTAGTTTTTGATGCTTTCACATCTTTTGTTTCGTATCCTTTAATCATATTTTCTCCGTTAGGGATGCATTGACAATATAGTTCCAATTGTAGTTATCCCGCCAACTATTAGTGTGCCAGCGACTCCAATCATTATTGTCTCAATTCTATTGATTTGAGTTTCAACATCTTCAAATTTGTTAAATGCAGTTTTCCATCTTTCTGCACACACAGCTTCATGTTTGTCCAAATTTGCAGCGACTTCGTTAAGTTCCATGTTGTATTCCCTAATATTCTTGAAGATTTTTCTTCATATGTTTGTAATTATATCAAAAGTGAGCAGAAGTGTCAAGTACTATTTTCTGATGGTGTATATTTTAACTGGTTCCGACTTGCCTTTTACCGTTACTTCGTCAAGAAACTCGTAGTCATATCCGTCAACTAAACTGTACTCAGATATGACGAGATCGACATCATAGTTCTTGCATGATGACTCTAATCGAGCAGCTAAATTTACAGCATCCCCTAAGACAGAGTAATCAAAACGACTACTACTACCAAAGTTACCAACCACGCATAAGCCAGTATTAATTCCTGCTCCTGTATTAATTTGGTCAAGATTTTCTTCTTTAAGTTTTTCATTTAATTCTCCTAGAGCCTCTCGCATTTCGAGTACGCACTCTGTGGCCTTTCTTTCTTGATCATCGATGTCAAGTGGTGCATTCCAGAAAGCCATAATACAGTCTCCCATGTACTTATCTATGGTTCCGCCATGTTTTAGTATGATTTCTGTTTGATTATCCAAAAATCGGTTTATTAATTTTGTAAGACCTTGCGGGTCTTTTTGATATTTTTCAGAAATTGGTGTGAATCCTCGAATATCTGAAAAAAGAAAAGTGAGTCGTTTCGTCTCCCCACCCAATCTCAGCAATGTTGGGTCCTCCTGTAATTTTTTTACGAGGTCTGGAGATACATACGTCCCGAATTGTTGTTTAATTTGTAATCTCAGCAAATATTGCGTAATAAAATTACGGAAACTCTCAATACTCCAGAATAAAAACCAGATTATGATAAGGCCTGTGACGTCAAACAAGTAAGAAGATTGAAACAAGTACCAGGCGCCGAACATTGAACCACCAATTAGTGAAAATATTACAGGCGCACTAATGTAAATGGATGAAACTGTTAAGGCAACAAGTAATAAGCCGAGTGTAAGGCCAAGTAGCTCTCCTGCTGGAGCCCAAACAGGGGTAGAAGGAGCGCTGCCGTTAATAAGATTATGTAAAATGTTAGCTTGTATTTCATGTGGGTACTTTAATCCTGCTGGAGTGGGTGTTGGGTTTACAACACCTTCTGCTGTTACTCCTATAATTGCAAAAGGTGCGTCTATCGGGCTTGCCATAAACTCCGATACAGTCTGTTTGTAAAATTTAGTGTTCCAATCTAAGAAGATTCGACCATTTCCATCTGTTTTCATCAGTGGATAGCCAGGAACTCTTATCCAATCAATACCTTCTGGTGTTGTTTTTAGCTGGTACGAAGGATGGTTTAGTCCTACTCTTAAGACTTCCAAGGCGAAAGCTGGGTAAAGTTTTGACTGCACGTTTACGACTAGGGGAATACGACGAGTAACCCCGTCTATTTCCGGCGTAGCGGTTACTACTCCTAGCCCCTTTGCGTTTAACGCCACTATAGACTCTGTACGTAAAATTCCTGGATACTGATATAGCCATGGTCTTGGGTCTTCTCCTAATTCTGCTGTTCCTACGTGTAGGGACAGGTCTTGTGACTGTGTTGAAGCTGCAGAAGCAAGAACAGTTGGTTTAGATGCCATTGTACTTGCGAGCTCAAAGTCATTGTTTCTATCACGAATGTCTGGATCAGGCATAAGAACTGTTATACCTGCAACATTTGTTCTTTTTATAAAATCTGAATAAAATGTTCTTGGAAGTGGATATCCACCATATGCCTTTATTACTTCTTCATCTATATCTATAAGAAGAATATTGTCATTTTGTACTGGTTCAGTAGACATGATAAGAGTATCATACCCTTTCAATTCTAAGTATTGAAATGGATATGGATTCCAAATAAATAATGCAACTAATCCTGTTGCAATGAGTAGTCTTATCATTGTTGCCTTATAATTATATTAGATGTTCCGCCCTTATTAATAGTAATAAGGTACTCTTTTCCATCTTGTGAAATAGTAATATTTGTACCTGCTTGTGAGTCTACAACAACTTTTGCAAAGTCGTTTACTTGTCGTTGTACACTTACTGTTTGTGCGTCTACAATAGTAATGATCTGTGTGTTTGGATCTTGTCCAATTATTGTTCCCTCGATCTCTGTTTTTCCTACTGCAACTGGTGCTTTCTTTTCGTTTCCTTCTCTTAGTTTGTCAAGTTCTTCTATAACTTCTAGTAAATCTTCAAAGAAGTTAACATCTAAGAAGTTAATATCCAGTTCTGTAAATTCTAGGTCTTCTTCTGCTAGAACATCTTCATTGAGTAAGTCGATATCAAGATCATTAAAGTCTAAGAAGTCTGCTCTCTGTACATTATTGACATCTTCTTCAAATACCTCCTCTTCGGGAGGTGTAACAATTAACATATTGTCGATTAGGTCTAATGTGATGTCGAGTGTTACTGGTTCTGCTGGGGCGGTTTCCCAGACGGATGTGGTGGTACTTTCATATGGTTTGTTAAGAATGACCAGTCCCGCTGCGGTCTCCACTGTAATCTCACCAGATGATATGCCATTGATATCAGGTAGAAGAATAACCAAGCTACGACCCAACTCGTCAACAGTAACAGTAAAATCAGTTCCTCGAATACCGATTTGAGAAGTTGGAGTTTGAATTTTAATATTTTCTTTATTAATTCCACCTATTTTTCCTGTAATAAAACGTGCAGTTCCTGATGCAAAGGTGAGTCCGATCTTAGACTTTGAAGGATCTGGATCAAATATAACTTCGTCAAGTATAAGCTTCGAATGCTCAGTAAGACGAACAACGCTGTCATCAATAAAAGTAAGCCCCACCCTACTATTAGCAGTCCTAACATCGTCATATGATTCTACCCCCAATTGAAGTTCTGCCGTAAGGGACTCGCCCGATCTATTGACCAGGGCTTCGCCTTTTAATTCGCT